ACAGCAGTTAACTTTACCGGTAACTTTGTATGGCTACGTGCTGTAGTTGAATATACAGACGGCACAGTAAATTCAGTTCGCATTAACTACTAAAATAATTACATACATGATTCGCAATATTGCCGCGTTTGGCGACAGTTGGATTCATGGTGATGAAATTGTACACCCAGATCCTAATGCCACCGAAAAAGAAAAACGTTTATACCGAGAAGAAAACTGTACTGTAGGACAGTTAGGAAAACTTCTTGGCGTAACTGTTGAAAATTATGGTGTGAGTGGAAATAGCCTACAAGGTACAGTTTGGGAATTTTATCATTGGCTTAATGATGAACATAGACACACAGATGCTTCTCCGCAAGAAACACTAGTAGTAATAGGTTTAACAGAAGCAAGCCGCAATAGTTGGTGGAATTCGAATAATTTTGTACACAATCATATAATGCACGATCGCCATCCTTGGAATTCGTTTGTAAAACATCATTATATGTATAACGAAGACGAAACTGTTGAATGTATGCGTTATTGGGAAACCACTGAATTCTTTTATAATTGGTGTAATACAAATGCGGTTAAATTGTTAATGGTTAATGTATTTCCGCCGCCGTATTTGTCCAATTTAGTCACGAATCCGAGTTGGAATATGCGAGGCGAGGTATCTGGCGATATGCTTGCTCCGGGCAAACACGCAAATGAATCTGGATCAACACATTTAGCTAAACACTTGCAAATGTATGCAAAATCCATTATAATATAACGGTGTTAAATGTACTATCTTACATCAACGGAAAACGAAAAACCAACAGTTCCGGCTGGACTAGTTTTGATGCTCCGTGTTGCGTGCATAATGGAGAAACTGCCGACCGCAAACAGCGCGGTGGCTTCAAATTCTCAAGCGATACAGATTGGAGCTATCACTGTTTCAACTGTGGCTATACTGCTAGTTTTACTCTCGGGTATCCAGTAAGTCACAAAGCACACCGACTATTATCATGGATGGGTGTTCCAGATATTGAAATACACCGTTTAACACTCGATAGTTTAAAACACAAAAACATTAAGCAATTAATTCGTGAACGACAACAAGAAGAAATACGAATTAGCTTTCCAGAAGTTGAACTACCAAAAACCGCACGACTAATTGACGACAACGACACACCTCTTTTAGAATATTTGCGTGATAGAAGTATCGATCCATGGGCATATCCGTACATGACAGATATAGAACAAACACGCCCGGGTATTCTTATACCGTATACATACGATAACACAGTTGTCGGTTGGACTACGAGATTTTTAGATGATCGAAAACCAAAATATCTAAACAATTGCTCTGCCGCAGGCTATGTGTTTGGAACAGATTTACAACACGACGATTGGCAGATTGCTATTGCTGTTGAAGGCCAGTTTGACGCATTAAGTATAGATGGTGTTGCAATTACAACAAACAGAATTAGCGATACACAAGCAGCCGTATTAAGACGACTTAATAGAGAAATTGTAGTTGTGCCAGATCAGGATCGTGCAGGATTAGAACTCGTAAACGACGCAGTTAAATATGGCTTTAGTGTTAGTATCCCAGACTGGGACGCAGATGTAAAGGATGTTAATGACGCAGTAAAGCGTTACGGCAAATTGGCCACATTAATAAGTATTATTGAGAACAAGAATTCAAGCAAGATCAAAATTGAGCTAGCACGAAAAGCTCTCGAACGGAAATTATGAAAGAATACACAGTAGACATACAAAAATTATTTCTAGAAATGATGCTGGCAGATGCACAAAGTTATGTGCGTGTGCAGAACATCTATAACGTAGATAACTTTGACCCAGGTTTACGTGAAGCAGCAACATTCATTAAAGAGCATAGTGACAAATACAAGACTATGCCAGAACTGGAACAACTTAATGCTGCGGTAGGAGCAAAACTAAAACCAATTCCGCCTGAAATGAAGGATGGACACTATGATTGGTTTATGGACGAGTTTGAAAAGTTTACCAAGCGTCAAGAACTTGAGCGTGCTATTCTTAAAAGCGCAGATATGCTTGAAAAAGGTAACTTTGATCCAGTTGAAAAACTAATCAAAGACGCAGTACAGATTTCCTTACACAAAGACATGGGCACAGATTACTTTGATGATCCACGCACACGTCTAATGAATATTAAGTCCAATAATGGACAGGTTAGTACAGGCTGGCTTAACTTAGATCGTGCATTATATGGTGGATTTAACAGAGGTGAACTACAGATTTTTGCAGGTGGTTCGGGTTCGGGTAAATCCTTGTTTATGCAGAATTTAAGTGTAAACTGGGTAACTGCTGGACTCAATGGTGTGTATATTTCGCTAGAACTTTCTGAAGATTTATGCTCAATGCGTATTGACTCGATGATGACAAATACATCTAGCAAAGAAGTGTTTAAGGACATCGACAACGTCGAAATGAAAGTTAAGATGATGCAGAAGAAATCCGGTAAATTCCGTATTAAGTATATGCCAGCACAGAGTACAGTAAATGACATTCGCAGTTATATTAAAGAATTACAAATTCAAACTGGTGTTACTGTAGACTTTTTGTGTATTGACTACCTGGACTTGTTAATGCCGGTAAGTGCTAAAGTTAGCCCAAGTGACTTGTTCGTTAAGGACAAGTATGTATCAGAAGAAATTCGTAACTTAGCAAAAGAATTAAATGTTATTATGGTAACTGCATCGCAGCTTAACCGATCTGCGGTAGAAGAAATCGAGTTCGATCACTCACACATTTCAGGTGGTATTTCAAAGATTAACACAGCAGACAACGTGTTTGGCATTTTTACAAGTAGAGCAATGCGTGAACGTGGACGCTATCAAATACAGTTAATGAAAACACGTTCAAGTTCAGGAGTAGGCTCAAAGGTAGACTTGGAGTTTGATATTAATACGTTACGTATTTCAGATTGCGAACAATCTGAAGACAGCGCCATTCCGGGCACTGGCGGATTTAGTATGAGTAATATTAAGCCTGTTAGCAAAATGTCTAACACAGACGAAACACCTAAAGTGCAAGGCAATGTTGAAAGCGCAATGCTTAACAACTTGCTAAACAAGATGAAGAGCACTGGACAATGAAAGTATTTGTATCTTTTTCACAAAGGAATTTATTATATGAATCGATTAGTAAAACTCAAGTTACCTCTAGAGAGCTAACGGGAAATATATTACATGTATGGGATGTTATTGACGATGCCACCATTGACAATATCTTTCAAGAATTTGGAACCCCAAAGTATATATTCGTCGACAGCATGAGCCAATATAATTCGTCTTTGGATGTTGATGTTTATTCAGTTGATGCTTGGTTGGAAGCTGAGATTTTAAATTGGGAAAGAAATAAATTAGTAGTCGAAACAAGCCCCGTTGTAACCACGCATATTGCCAATTTCCAAATTAACAAAAAACAAATTAATAGATTTTTAGCAATAAAGTTGTGTGAAATTTTTAGTATCGATGTTAATTATACCTGGAGCGCAGTTGATAAAACATTTGATTTACAACACATTGTTCAAGAAAATCAAAACTTAAATGATAATAATATTAACAAATACTGGGGGCAACTTCTATCTCCGATATCAAAATTCGAAAGAAAATGGGTAAACGTACATACCGATCACGATTTTTCTTCTTCAAGTGTAGAAGATTATGGTGGAAATTTAGAGGTATGGAATGCAGGTTTGAACGACATCATGTCAAGCACGGCGGTATCAATAATAACAGAAAGTGTTTGGACTCAAAAATGCGCTACCTTTACCGAAAAAACAGCGTTTTCGGTATTTGCACTTACATTTCCAATTTGGGTTGGGGGATACAATATGGCCACAGAATGGAAAAAGAAAGGATTTGATACATTTGATGACATTATTGATCATAGCTACGAAAGCATGCCAACTTTACTAGAGCGTTGCTTTTATGCGATTTATCTTAATCTAGAAATACTAACGAATATTGAATTAACAAGTGCGCTAAGAAATAAACATATGGACCGATTAATTAAAAATCGAGATATGTTAACGTCAGAAAATTTAAAAAATTATAATAGAAAGGTTATTAGTACTTGGCCAGAAGAACTTCAGCAGCCAGCATTAGAGTCGTTACACCGTTATTTAGAATTAAAATAAATACGTTATAGAAAGAGATCCGCGATGCAAAAACGCACACGAAGCATTCTTGAAGAATTAGAAAGTTTATATGTAGAGCGCGACCGCTCCCATTTGGTTGAAAGTCGTGCTAATAATGTAATTTCTAGTGCTATTAGGCTAATGGAATTTATTGACTCTAATTATTCTGAAGAAGATGCTGAAGTATTAAACCGTAAACTATTAAATGCTATTCGGTCGCGGGATCCAAGAAAATTTGAACGGAGCCTTAAACGTACCGATGAAGATCAATGATATAGTTTCAAAATCAATAATTAATGAGCAATTTTATGGCTGGGGTGATATTGCTACGGCTGCTCGTTCATTTTTGCAAAATGTTGGCCAGGCAGGGATGACCCCCGCAGAGTTAAAAAGACGAATTACACAGGATCGTGGTGTTGGGCTGGCTGCCGACGGATTGCTGAATTGGTGGAAAGGTGTTGTGTACAGTCTCAAGCAAGCACATGGTGGAAAAAATCCTGTGCGCGATCGCGGCCATCTGGAAGAAATATTGGACAAAAAAGTCTATAATTCACCTGCCGAGGGAGGTATCGGGGCCAGCAGATCCAATGACAGAGTTAACACAGCATTCAAACACATTCTGGATTCTGGTGAACGACTGAGCAGTGGCTCAGTCAAGCAAGCATTTGTGACCATTGTGACCAACGCTATTGCAGTTAACATCAGTCCTGAAATTGGTGTTTCCACCAAACCCACTAAACAGGATAAACAACAAGCAAAACTTGCTGATCATGAATATGGTGGACCAATTGAATCAACTACTCTGAAACCCGGGGACATTGTTAAAATCAAAAAGTTCAGAACTATGGACGACAACCGTAATCCAATCTTAATGATTAAGTATCAAAATCGATGGTACAAAGATGCTTCACCTGACGACACCCCAGAAAATTTCGTAATTCTGCAGTCGGCACTTGGATCTGCAACATATCAGAATTATATCGAATCTTCATTTAACGAAGCATACAAACAGCAGCAAGCAGGCAGACTGAAACCAGCAATTGCGTTCAAAACAGGGCTAATATATACTGATAATCCTGGTACAGGATATATCATTCAAACCCCCACGCAGCATCAGATCTGGCTGAAATCTCAGAAAGCAGACAGTGCTACAGACCCACAACCAGCACAAGCCGCTGGTGATCCTGATGATGCAGCAGGTACAGAAGTTTGATCATGCGCACGGTTTTTTTTAATTTTTTATAAATAATAGTAACAAAACAAATTAGGAGAATTTAAAATGGCTTATTATACATCAACAGCTAAAACCCACCTAAGCAACGGCCTAGGTTCAAAGACTCGCATCGTTAGTGCTACTATCGGTGGCGGTATTTCTGAAGCAGCTCTAAAAGAACTGCTAGAACTAATGTCTGCTGGTGGTACTGCTGGTACTGACGATGCAGTAACTATCGCTGGTGTTGGTACTGCTACAGGTGCTGCATTTGACGCTGGTACAACTACTGTTGTTTACCTAGCCGTACAAGGTTCAGGTACACTAACTCCAGGTTCTAGCTACCGTGGTACTTCTTTCACAACTGCTCTAGTTTGTGACTTTGATGATCACCTAGCACCATAAGTTAATTATTAACTTATACGAAAAGCCCAGTTTCGCACTGGGCTTTTTTATGACTGTTAAATACGCTATGCATCACAATCCATTCACTGTTTATGAATCACCCGACGGCGGTAAAACTGTATACCAACGTAGCATAGGGTCAACCGAACGCAGATTAGTAAAATCTGGTCAATATGACGAGTGGAATGGGTTTGCGCTTAGATACGACTGGGACGGTCTGGCAGAACGACACCCAGCAATACTGGAACAACTAGAACGATTAAAAGTATTGGCGGAGTTATGCAACAAATAAAAATATGCACAGCGTTTGATATAACACCCACTGGAGTCAACAGACCATTCCGCCATCAAAATTTACCAGCCAGAATTAATAATCTGCAAATTAACACCGTTGATGAATGGAATCATTATCGACGCCAACACAGCAACTGGCAAACTGTGTTACAAATATTGTTGTTTAGAACTCAGCCTGTGCAAATGTCAGACATAACTGCACAAGATAACGTCTGGTGCTTTACATTTGTGAATGAAACCACAGATGTTTTTTTATTAAATAATGACCCAGTGGGCGCACTAAAACAGGACTTTGAAGGAACACCCATCATAGTGGGTCTGGATGAAAAAACATCAGTGCTACCATATATACACACGCATGGTACAGATCAAAATATCTGGATTACTGAATTATGATTAACATAGACAAGATAACCGAGAAAGTCAAACAATTCTTTGATCGTGAAGGATTACCACCCATTGTTCAAGATGGTGAATGTTACCATGTGCTGGGCAAGTACATGATCAACCACACAAACCATGTGTATGAATTATATAAACATGATCAGTATGTGAACACAGTAGCATCCAGTGCAGTTGCACTCAGTTGGTGTATATTTGACAATAAAAATGATTGGATGCACACACACCAGTTGTTAACAAATGATAAAAAAATTCAGGAATATCGTTTTCAGATCGAAAACAGGAAACGCATACTAAAAACTGCCAAAGATCCTGATGATCGTGAATGGTTGCTGATCAGAATTGCTGAAGATCTGGAACGTATGCGAGAGGCAAAACGCAATCTTGATAAAACTGTTAAATTGACTAAATATATTAAAATTAAGGGATTTAACGATTATGAATCTAGATGATCTATCACCAGAGCTTAATGCACGCAAACTTTCAGAAGCATACAGTACCCAGTTTGGTCGCAAAGTAAATGTGTCCACAGTTACGCACGATGCTGCTGTAAAAATGTTGCATGAAACACGTGAACGTATTGCTGAAATTAAGAGCAGTCGTAGTGGACACTTCAGAGAAACCAATCCAACCTATCTAAAATTAATGTTTATGGAACAAGCTCTAAGTGCTAGAGTTGCAGAATCCCAACCAGAATCAAAGGTTAAAGTTATGAATTCAAAAGCAAAATATATGAATGCTGTTAAAACTGTAGCAGTTGGCGGTAAATTAACTGAAAGCGAACTAAAAGCTCTAGGTGTTAGCAAGAACTTATTGAGCGTTCTAGAAAGCCGCGATAGTGCTATTAAGTTTATGAGCAAGATTGTCGAAGCTAGCAAGTGCAAGAAAAAGAAAATGATGGAAGGTACGGAAGTAGATCAAGCGCAGGTTGTACTAGCAGCACAAGACATGGTTGATCAAGTTCAGAAGATGATCGAAAACATGACTGATCTAAAAGTTAAAGAACTACCAGCATTAGTTGATGGTATTAAAGGCGAGCAAGGTGTTGACGCTGCTGGCCAATTCCAAAGCACAGTTGATGGCGCATTACAAGGCTTAATTGACGCACTAAGTGGTGCTAAAGGTGAACTAGAATCAGCAGTTGGTGTTATCACTGGTGAAGAAATGAGCGTACC